AATGTAACTTCTACTCAAGTTATTATAGATTTTCGTCATAATGCAAACTCAAATACAGCACCAGCAATTTATATTAGCAGCGGTTTTAAATTTTATGCTGGTTCATCTGAGATTACTATAGGCACTCTTAGCACTAATACTTGGCATCACATAGCTCTTGTTAGAAATGGATCTACAATTACAAGTTATATTGATGGTACAGCAGGAGGCACAGAATCAAACACTAATAATTTAACGACTGAAGAGCTTACGATTGGTTCAAACTGGGATGGTGACTACCGTCTTATTGGATATATGGATGAGCTAAGAATCACAGTTGGAAAAGCTCGATATACTTCTAATTTTACAGCACCAACTGAAGCCTTCCTAGATAGGTAAATAATATGCAAATAGCAATAATTAAAGATAACGCAGTAGAAAGAATGGGAGAGCATAGAGAGCTATTTAAAAATGTTAGCTTTCCTAAATCTGGCCCATCGTCTGATTGGATGACAGAAAACTCTGTTATGGTTGTAGCTGTTAATCGTTCTTACGATAGGATGACAGAGAAAATCTCTAAGGTAGATCCTTATATTGAGGACAATGTTGTATATCTGCATAAGATAGAAAGTCTTACAGACAGTGAAAAGACAGCCGCACAGACAAAAGTAGATAATCAAACAGCGTCAAGAAATAGAGAAGAAAGAAATAAAAGATTAGTTGAAACAGATTGGATGGCTTGTAGTGATGTCACTATGAGCAACGATTGGAAGACATACAGGCAAGCGTTAAGAGACATTACGACACACAGTAATTGGCCTAATCTAAAAGTGCCTGATATGGACGGATCGGGCGATAACGATTGGCCTGTTAAACCATCATAGGAACTAGACATGGCAACATTTGTAAATAATTTAAGACTCAAAGAGATCACTACTGGTGACGAGTCAGGAACATGGGGTTCTAGTACCAATACTAATCTTGAATTGATTGGCGAAGCGTTGGGGTATGGCACTGAAGCAATTACAACTAACGCAGATACACACGCATCAACCGTTGCAGATGGCTCTACAGATGAAGCAAGAGCTATGTATATCAAATACACTGGAACACTAGATTCTACTTGCACAATTACTATTGGCCCAGACACGATGAAAAGGGTGCAATTTATAGAAAATGCTACAAGCGGAAGCCAATCTATTATTATAAAGCAGGGAAGTGGAGCCACTGTTACTATTGCAAATGGCGCAATGAAGGTTGTTTATCTTGATGGTGCTGGAGGTGGAGCCGCAGTAGTAGATGCCCTTGTAGACTTAGACCTTACAGGAACAACAACAGCGGTCAACGTAACAGCTAGTGGAACCATAACAACTGCAAATGTCACCATAAGCGGCATAGTCAGTGCGGCTGACGGGACTGCTGGTGCGCCTTCTATAACGAACACAGGTGATACAGATACAGGCATATTCTTTTCTGCGGCAAATACTATAGCGTTTACGGTAGGTGGCACATCTCAAATTACGTTAGCAGATGGTGCTTTAGCTCCTGTCAGTAACAACGATGTTGACCTTGGAACATCTAGTTTAGAGTTTAAGGATGGGTATTTTGATGGGACTGTTAATGCTGATGCAGTAGTTTCAAGTCAAATAAATATCGAGGCAGAAGGTGATTTAAGGTTAGAAGATGCTAGTGGTGGACAATATGTAGCACTTCAAGCACCAACTACTGTTAGCTCTAGCTATACATTTACTTTGCCTGATGCCGATGGAAGCACTGGTCAGGTAATGAAAACAGACGGAAGCGGCAATCTCGGTTTTGTTAGTATTAACACGCCAGGAGCAGCAGCGAGTTTTACTCAGGTTGATATCACGGCACAAGGAGATCTTAGGCTACAAGACAGCACTGGTGGAGAATACATTGCTTTACAAGCGGCAGGAACAACAACGTCTTACACAATTACGTTTCCTGGTGCGGTTGGCTCAAACGGACAGTTTTTAAGCACCGATGGATCAGGAAACCTCAGTTGGTCTACAGGTGCAGGAAATTACAATGCTTGGGATGTAATAACATCTAACACTTCTTTGGTTGCAAAAGGCCAGTATGTTTCCAATAGCAGCAGCACACTAACTCATACATTGCCTACAGGATCAGAAGGAGATACGGTAGTTATAAGCAATGCCGGGTCAGCAACGGTTACTGTAGATAGAAACAGCCAGAACATAGATTCTTTGGGAGAAGACGGCACACTAGCGGCAGGAGCTTCGGTACAATTAGTCTATGTAGATTCAACCATTGGATGGCACTCACTATAGGAAACGATTATGCCTGTTTTAGGAACGCAAGTTATAAAATCAATACAACGTGGTTCAACTGTTCTGTCAGGACTTGGAGCCACTACTGCTGTTACGATAAACGCTGTAGATTTAGATAAATCTTTTGTAAGTATTAGCACAGAAAACGGTTTTTGTGGAGGCAAATACGATAATAATTCTTCTGGCAATTATATAATGAGTGCAACCACCGCAGGTGGAAAATTAACAAGCACTACAGCGATTACGTTAGTAGGTGGAACAGGAACTTATTATAACACCACCTATCGTGTTTATAATAATACTGAGGCTTTCTGGGAGGTAATAGAGTATGCCTAAAATATACGCACATCTTAATAGCGATAATATATGTGAAGCTATTACAGAATATTCAACTCCTTTGAACAGTCCCCCCTCTAACTACAAAGAGCTAGAAACTGTCGATCAAACGCTAATAGGCAAGAAGTGGAACGGATCATCTTGGGAAGAAGTTAGCTAATGGACGAGCTTGAAGCCCATGAAAGAGAGTGTGCGGTGAGATACAAGAACATCGAGGAACGCCTTGACCGTGGGACAGAGCGCATGAACCGTATAGAGATGAGTGTCTATGCGTTATACCCTTTTCTGGTTGGACTTCTCATAGCCAGTAAATTCTTGGGGTAGACCCTCATGTTCGCTGAACTGGCGGCAATCACCAGTGCCATTTCTGCGATTAATCAAACTATATCTACCTTCAAGGAAGGTAAAGCCAATGCTCAACAAGCCGCTTCTTTACTAGGTAAGTTTGGATCTACTGCTCAGAAGCTTGATGATTGGGAGAAAAAGAAAAAACTCAAGCGTCCTCTGACCCCGAAAGAAGCGATGGATCTCTCTATTAAACGTAGAGAAATCAAAGCGATAGAAACTAAGATCAAAGACCACCTGATGATGGCAGGTATGTCAGATGTTTGGCGTGAAGCAGAGCGCATAAGAAAGCAGTCAGAAAAAGACCATCTCCAGTATCTAAAAGACATTCATAAGAAACGCAAAGAACGACAACGTAAGTTTCAAGAGAGAGCGACTGCGGCATTTATTGTTTGTTCTTTATGTTTTATAGCGTGGTCAGGCTGGTATATATATGAAGCCGTGCAAGAGAGAAGATTAGATTCTGCCAAGCAAAGGCTTGAACAAGCCAAAGAACGGCAACGTAATCTTAGGAAGTGTGGTCGATATAAATGCTGATGGCATTTCTATTAGTAGTTGTTGTAGAAGGCGAAACAGTCTCAGATAATAGAATGCTGTTTAAAGATATATATCGGTGCAATATATTTGCTACCGCTGTAGAGCAAGGCAAATGGTCACCAAACGACAGAACATATTACAGGCAACAGAATGTGACTGCTTATTGTTTGCCTAAAATGGTAAGTGCTAAAACTAAATTGTTTTTATAGGAGATAAAATGAGCGCAATACTAAGTTCCCTAGTTGGGCCTGTCACTGGACTGTTAGATAAGTTTATCGAAGATAAAGACCAGAAAAACGCCCTTGCCCATGAAATTGCAACGATGTCAGAGCGACACGCACAAGAGCTTGCAAAAGGTCAGCTAGAAGTTAACAAAGTAGAAGCTGCAAGCAAGAGTATGTTCGTAGCCGGGTGGCGGCCTGCCGTGGGATGGACATGCTGTGTTGCCTTGCTCTCAAACTACATACTCATACCTATGGCTAACTTTGGTTTGTTGCTGGCTGAGATGAACGTTGAGGTTCCTAGCCTTGATATGTCAGCCATGATGCCTGTGTTGCTCGGTATGCTTGGTTTAGGAGCTATGAGAACTGTAGAAAAAACACAAAAGGTAAGTAGAGAGAAGTGAACAAAGAGCTAGAACCAGGTAGTGAGTACGAGAAATACGACAGTGATGGCGATGGAGTTGTTACTGATGACGAGTTAAAAACAACGGAGAGATTGCAAGCCCTTGAAATTGCTAATGAAAAAGCTGAAGCACAAAAAAACATGTGTTGGTTTGCTTTGTTTGGTATGTTGCTATACCCCTCTGGTATTGTGATCACATCCTTTCTAAACTTAGATCAGGCGGCTTCTATACTAGGAGATATAGCGTCAGTGTATTTTATCTCTGTTTCAGGCTTGATAGCGGCTTTCTTTGGCTTTCAGAGTTTTAAAAAATAATGGAAATAGCAATAGTTTTTATAATTGGTTACTTGATTGGTAAGTACGCATGACGGTAGATGTAAAAGTTCTTTATGACGAAATAGCCAGTGACGAAGGAAAGGTGCTTCATCCTTACCTTTGTACAGAAGGCTATGCCACTATAGGCATAGGGCATAAGATTCTCAACACTGACCCAGAAATTAATCTACCCATTAAGAATGCTTATGACGGTGCGCCAGAAGAAGACTGCATCACAGAGCATAGGTGCTACGAGTTGTTTCAAGAGGATGTGCAGATTGCTATTGACGGTTGCAGAAGAATATATGACAACTGGGAAAAGCTTCCTCAAGAAGCCCAGCATGTACTTGTAAACATGTGCTTTCAGATGGGGCCAACTGGCCTTAGTAAGTTTAAACACATGAACCAAGCAATAGAAGATCAAGCTTGGGGACAGGTTGCACTAGAGATGCATGATAGTAGGTGGAGCCGACA